GCAGTAGATGATTTGTTTGCTAGAATAGCAATATTAGAATTAGGATTGAAAAGAGCATAGTGAAGCAGATAAGACACAGTAGTTGTAGATTTACCACTTTGTCTAGGTAGTTTACAAATAGTGAAACGGTTGTCATGGATTGTTTTTACGATATGTTTTTGAAAGTCGTACATTTTAAAAGGTACAAGACCCTCATCTAATGATACGATACGAATGTAGTTGACCATAAAATAAATAGGGTCTTCAGCACACTTCTGATATTCAAGAATTTGCTCTTTTGTAAACTCTTGTGGTGTGTTAACCTTTTTAAGATTAGGGTTACCTAGATATGCGTCACTCATTTATTACTACTGCCTCTATATGTGTGTAACCTAATTGTAAGGCTGCCTGTACTCTTTGACTGCCACGAAACACACTGTATTCTTTTTCTTTATATGGAACACCATTGGCACCGTACCTTGGTTCAGGTGAGATGTGGTGTTTCAATACTTCAATAGGATTTAGGAGTTTCTCCCCCTCTAACAACTCAGGCAGAGGTGTCATTGTTTTTATATACTGAGTATTTGCAATCTCTAGTGGAAACTTCTTCTTACTACGCTTCTTTGCCGTCAATAACTTCATTTTCAATCGCCTTTTCATTACGAGCTTCAGGTGTTTCTTTTCTATTCAACATCTTTTGTAATTCAGCAGTAGAACCTACAAACAATGCGTTCTGTATTTTAGTATCTGCTGACTTAGGTAGCTCTTTTAAATCTTTAAGTTTCTTTTGCAAGTCTTGTAGTTTATCTACTGTTTGGCCAACTTGACCAATCAATTGACCTGCAACCTCATACGCTCTAGGGTGTTGACCCTCTTTTGCGATTTCTAATATACCTTCGATTGCTTGATTACCTTTGTCGATTAAATTATAATAACTATCTCTACTGTAATCATAATCTACATCAATATCTTTATCGCCTTCTTTTCTTTCAACAGGTGGTTTAAAACTCTCTGTTGTCACCATGGACTTTTCGTTGTCGCTTGGGTCTAGTCCTAAAATTTCATTTACATTATCGTCTAATTTACTCATCTGTATCACTCACTGGATTGTAATTCTTACCATCTGTAAAGAAACTAATAGTTGTTGTAAATCCAAAATCATCATCTGCATCAGCAGTAGTAGGTTTTGGTACAACTATAACTCTCTCTTCTCTACTTGCCTGTGGTAAATCAGTATGTAAATCTGCTTGAGTAGACTTGATAATACTTTGATTTGTCATAGGACCATATAGGTAAGTTTTCGCCGTAAACGAGAGTGTGTATATTACTGCTCGTCTTCTATCAAAATTTCCAGTGTAACTATCTTCATAATTTACGCTGTTCAAAATGATAGGAATATCTCTAACAATTTCTAATTCTGGTACTGCCTTAATTGTAATTGTGTAATCTGGTTGAAAGTATGGTAGTATTTGTTCTACGATTTGTAGGCCGTTTTCGGCAGTTGCTGTAAAAATGTTTAAAGTAAAATCTACATTATATGGTACTGGTGTATAGTTATAATTCATTACCTTACCATCAGCTTCGTTTGTTTTTACTCTTCTCACTTTATTCATCTTATTTAATTTTCTATTTGCATCATAAGATAAACCTGCCATTTCAAACCCCATACGAGGTAATACTACAGCAAAATTTCTATTCTCTAAGTCTGCCTGTTGGTCTAATCTAGCTAAAAACTTTTCTTTAGGAGCATATGCTAAAGGTACTCTAAATCTTTTTGTAACTGCACCATCAGCTGCCGTGTTCTGAACATAAATGTTATTGAACACTTGACCAAATGAAATTACTAACTTTCTAATACCTTCGTTATAAAAGTGTGTTCCAAACATTATTCGTCTACCTCACCAAATGGGTTTCTTTCTGTGAAGTCAAGTATATCATCGCTTGTATCAGCTGTGTTATATCCTGCCTCAGCATTTAAATCTAAATTACTAGCATACGGAGATTGTGTCTGTATGTTTGCGCCTGTACCACCATCATATGTTTCTTGCATTAAGAATGCCGGTTGACCGGATGCATAGTCTAAGTAATCTTCTAATTGAATTGAACCATCTCCGTCTAATGCAACTTGACCTAACTCTAATGAAACTTTATGTGCCAATTGATTAAGGTCAACTGCATCAAATTTCTCATCAATACCTTCAAGTCCTGTATCAACACTTTCAGAAGAAGACATTTCCCAACGAGTGACTTTGAGTTTGTAAACCGGTAAAGCACCTAATTGAAAGAAAGGTTCTTGGTCTTCTACGAATAGAATTTCGAAAAACGAATTCATCAAAGGCACATAGATAATATCGCCTTCGTTTGGTCTACCAGTTGCAATTAAATTAGCAGTGCTAGATACATGTTCTTCAAATCTTCTCTTAGAAACAACAAGTGTAGTGTCATCTCTAATTTCTAAACCAAACTTGTTGATGATTTCTTGTTCACCAGCAAAGCCTTCATTAGTTTCAAAATACATTTCAATGGCGTAACTATCATCAAACTTAGATGTAGTATCTTCACCCATGACCAAATCCCTATTAACAAGGGTACGAGGCATGTAGTAAACATCTTGACCAAAAATCTTCAGGCCTTCGATAATTAAATCTTCGTGTAGCCTTTTTTCGTTTTGGTTGCCGATACCTCGGCCTGCTTGAAAATAGTGATTGACTGCCATTGCACTATCCTATCATCATTGCTGGGTTTAATTCGAATGTACTTCTAATTTCTGTTTCTAATTTTTCAACATCTTGCATGGCTTCCATATAGATTTGTTGTCCGTTTAATGTAACACCACCAATCATTTGTACACCACCAAACTTTGATAAGTTTGCACCCCATTGTTTTTTAAATAGAGCTGTTGTATATCTTTTTAAGTAGATATCATTGAACACATCTGTATATGTCGCTGGGTCTAATTTACGATATGCTTCTATTACAATATACTCACCTACTTGTAAATCGTTTGTCCAATCCATATCAATATATAATCTATTATCATGCTGATTAAATCTCATAGGTTTTTCACCTACCAAGATATGGTCTAAGAAGTCTAAATGTCTTAAAACTGTATCATAGTTGATAATTGAAGTTGAAGAGAAGTCATACAAATCATTTAATCTCATCTGATATCTAACATCGAATAAGTTTAAGTTACCTTTATTTGAAAAAGGGAAAATATTGATAACTGAGATGATACTGTCTGGCACAACAATATAACCTTGTCCTTCTTTCCATGTAGATGTAACACTATTCTTTGTTACACTTTCGGATACATCGGATGTAATTCTTGTTTTATCAGCCTGTGTGTACTGATATTTTAGATATGTTCTTCTAATACCATCATAGTGATATTGTTGAAAATACTGTACAGCTTCGTCTATTCTGTCCTCTAATTGGTCGTCATCGACATTAATCTCAATAACTGGTTGACCAAGAGCTCTAAGACAATACTGTTTTAGTGTTTCTCTAGTTGCTGGTTCTGCCATAAGTCTGTTCCCTTTTCCTTATATTTATAAGATTTTTATACTATCTTTGGAAACAGATTGTCGGAACAGAAGAGTTTAATATCTTCTGGAGGAAGACCTAGTTTTTCCATTACCGCTGGTGTATGGGGGTTTTGTTGCTGGTGTTCACAGTAATAATTCTGTGCTTTTATCACATCTTCTTTGTTACTATCACCATTATACTTACCAATTCGTTTTAAATACTGTTGTAAGTTACCTAATGCAATGTCACATATTTCATTCAATTCATCTAATTCTTTTACATTACCAGCTGCAATCATACCACCACTAAAGATAGCCTTTGCCCAATCTGGTAGAGGTCTGTCTTTACTAGGTTTAAAAGGTTCCACTTCTTTGATAAACCAGTTAGTCAATTCATGGTTCTTTTGTAATAAAGGACTAAAATCGTGAAATGCACCAGTTACTTTACTTTTACCTGCAATGATATCAAAACCATATATTGGTCCTCCATTTGTCAATTCTGGAAATAAACATACATGCATCATCCATAATTTCTTACTATCTCTAACATCAACTACATCTACATGAGCTCTTCTAACATCTTTGTTTTTCCAGGTTCTGTTTACCCAACCAAACTCTTCGTTATTAAATCTTTCCATGCCTTCTTCTTTGTATTCTTCAGCATGTTCGTCTAACATGGCAATCATGTCGTTACTTAATCTAACTAGTCTTTCCCAAATCATTCATTTCTCCAAATAGTTTTGTTGCATATTCAAAACATAATTTTGCTTCAGGTAGGACTGTATGCTCATATATGTTTAAGTATGTGTTAATTTTCTCTTTGATAATATCTCCGTATTTCATCTCTTCTGGTGTAAAGAAGTAATACTCATTAAGACCTGGCGTTTTTCTTCTTATCATCTGACCACCTCTTAAATCACCCATATGTCTAACATAGATATGTGCATACAATGATTGTGCATCTTCTTTAATTTTTTCTATATGTTTTATATAATCAATTGTACTATCAGTTAACGCTGGCGCTTCATCTAAAGTCCATAAATGGTTATAATCTTTTCTTATTCTATTTGCTCTAGGCAAATTAGGTGTATCAACAAATAAAGAGTTTTCGATTGCTCTATCTTCTAATGCCCGATAA